CCTTTTTTGCACACGGGGCAAAAAAACGAGATTTTCGGATTTGTTTTTCTGAAAAATTTGAAAATCGGCGCATAATCCGAAAACGCCGGAAATAATTACGAAAAAAACGTGAGGGGTATATATGACAAGGCTTGAAAAGCTGCAAAAGATATTTGAGAACGTTGACGAGGACAAACGAGAAGTCATAGAGCCGCTTTTGTATGACGTTATATTTATAGAAAAACGCCTTGCAGAGCTTAGAAAACTGCCGATGATAAGAGTACACAAAAATAATCCGGCACGGCAGGAAACAACGCCCGCAGGGAAGCAATACAAGGAATACATGCAATCATACTTGAACGCGCTGAAAGTATTGCAAACGACGCTATACAGAGCTGGAGAGACCGTGGAAAGCCCGCTTATGAAAGCATTGAAAGAATTTGATATTGATGAATAAAATATATCTTGAACAGTACGACGAAGAAATACGAAAAGGAAATATCATTGTCGGTCACTGGATAAGGCGCGAGCTTGACAATTTGCTTGAGGACCTGAACAATCCGCGCTATATATTTGACCCGTCACACGCATACAAGCGCATGAAATTTCAAGAGCGGTTTTGTTTGCAAAGCAAAGCCCCGTACTACATGCAGCCAGTGAAATTGATGTTATGGCAAAAAGCATTTTGGGAGGCTTTATATTCTTTCAAAATGGCAGACACAGGATTGCGTCGTTTTAACGAGGCACTTTTAGAAGTAGCAAGAAAAAACGGGAAATCAACCATGTTTGCCGCAGACGGTACAACCGATCTTTTTATAGGGAACGGCGGTACAGATATTTGTTGCGCGTCAAATGATGATAGACAAGCAAAATTGATATGGCGCGAGATCGGCGGCATGAGATCACGCCTTGACCCGAAAAAAGAAATCACGGGTGCAAATTTGGTTGAGATACGGAACGAAGCAAGGAACATAACAGTTTTTCGTTTATCAAGCAAAACGCAGAACAAAGACGGTTTCAACATTGACAAAACATACCTTGATGAATCACACGATATCAAAGAGGAAAACAAACAAAGCGAGATTGCGGAAGCATGTTGGCGCGGTATGTCCTCAAAAAATGAGCCGCTTTTCATGAACTGTACGACGCAGGGGTTTAACCGTGATTGCTACCTTGACGGAAAGATCGAGACAGCAAAGGCAGTCATTAGCGGAGAGATCGAGGACATTCATTTTTTACCGTTCCTATATGAACAGGACAGCGAACAAGAGATTTGGCAAAACGAGGACAGCTGGCAGAAGTCAAACCCGTCAATCATTTACGGCGTGAAGAAAGTCGCGAAGCTGAAACGGGATATTGAGACGGCAAAGAGAGACAACGCAACGCGCATACATCTTTTGTGCAAGGATTTCAATATACCGCAAAACACAGCGTCCGCATGGCTTATGCTTGAAGATTATGACTATACGCAAGAGATAAAAACGCTTGAAGATTTTCGCGGGTGCTTTTGTTTGGCTGCTGTTGACTTGGCAGAAACAACGGACTTGACAAACTGCAAACTTCTTTTCATGCGTCCGAATGATGATACAAAATATATCTTTTCTCATTATTGGCTACCCGCAAGCAAATTGGATAATTCCGATGATAAGAACGCGGGCGCGAAGTATAAAGAATGGATCAAAGACGGATATATGACCGTGTGCGACGGTAATGACAACGATTTGACACAGGTTGCGGACTGGATCGCAGTATTGAAGAACAAATACAATATTCGCGTTGTGAAATGCGGGTATGATGTACGGTTTGCACGTGATTTTATAAACCGAATGGATGAATACGGAATCGAAACGGAGTTAATTCAACAAAATCCGGCAGTCATGTCAAGCCCGATGAGACTTGTCGAGGCAGATTTGAAAAGCCGCTTGATCAATTACGGCGAAAATCCCGTTGACAAGTGGTGTTTGTCAAACGGCGCAATAGAAATGAACAGCAAAGGACAAATATTATGCGTCAAAATAGGAAAACAACCGTCAAGAAGAATTGACGGAGCAGTGACACTTATTATTTTGTACGCGACGTTGCAGCGTTTCCGAAGTGAGTACATGCGATATGTGAAGTAGGGGGAGATCATGAGCTTTTGGGACTTTTTCAAACGTAAACCAAAACAAACAGGAATGAAGCCAGCACCGACACAAACAGGCAATTTCCCGTCGTTTTCTATGTTTGGTGATAATATTTATGCAAGTGATATTATCGTAGAAGCAATCAGATGCAAAGCGAACGAATTTAAGAAATTAAAACCGCGACATATCGTATCACGAAACGGTACAATACAAACAATCAACGATAGCTCAATTTCAAAATGTTTGAGACGACCAAACGAATATATGACGCAAAGTGATTTTCTTGAAAAGATCACGATTTTGCTTGAACTGAACAAAAATGCTTTTATTTATCCAACATACTATACTACAAAAAGCGGAGACAGATTTTACACAGGTTTATATCCATTGAAGCCTGTATATGTAGAATATCAGACAGACGAAAGCGGTAAATATTTTATCTATTTTCAATTCAATAATGGGTATCAAGTGACTTTGCCGGCGTCTGATGTTATACATTGGCGCAAAGATTACGGAATCAATGATTATTTTGGTGGGAATGCGTTCGGCGGTAACGATGATAGAGGGCTTTTATCTCTATTACAGCAATATGACAAGCTGACACAATCAATTGCCGTCGCGTTGAATGTTTCAACGAAAATAAATGGCATAATCACCTATAATTCATATATGGGAAATGATGAACTTGAAGCGCGGCAAGAAGAATTTAACCGCAGACTTTCCAACAACGAAAGCGGGTTATTATTTGCAGATAGAAAGTTAGATTATAACTTTACTAACATTCCACATGACGTAAAGTTGGTTGACAAGGACACAATGGAATTTTTCTATAATAACATTTTGAGAAATACAGGCGTTAGCATTGCAATACTCAACGGAGATTACACAAAAGCGCAAAAGGAAGCGTTTTACGAGCACGCGCTTGAGAGCGATATCAAATCGCTTGGAGAAGCAATGACAAAAGCTGTATTCACTGAACGTGAAGAAACCTATGGAAATTCAATTGTGTTTTACCCGAATAGTATTGTATTCATGTCAATGGAAAACAAGCTGTCCGCATTACAGATCGGACTGCCGGCAGGAATTTTCGTAAAAGACGAAGCGCGGGAGCTTTTAGGATATCCACCGTTGCCGAACGGTCAAGGACAGACCATTGCACAGGGATATAATGCGCTGCTTGACGAGAACAACAACAACACACTACAACAGCAAGGAGGTACGGAAAATGTCACAGACACAAGCACAAATGAAGCAGAGGCTTGAAAAAGAAACAAGACTTTCGTCTATACAAGATTTTGTTATCGAACAACGCGCAGACGATGAAAGCGGATCGATGAAAGCAAGCGGTTATCCAGTTGTATTTGACAAAGAAACATTTATAGGATTTGAGGGGCGCGGGTTTTATGAAAGTATTGACCCTCGCGCCTTTGACAATGCTGATATGTCTGACGTTTGTTTGAGATATAATCACAGTGATAATTTTTTAATTATGGCTCGAACACGGAATGACAGTTTGCGTTTATCTGTTGATGATACAGGGCTTCGTATGGATAGTGACTTAATACCGACGAGTTTCAACAAAGACATGTATCTTGCTACTCGCGCGGGATTGCTTACAGAGGGCAGTTTCGCTTTTACAGTAAGGAAAGACGACAAAGAAAAACGATCTGACGGTTATATTCACCGTCGAATACTTGAAGTCGGAAAACTTTTCGACGTATCAATTTGTGATAACGGTGCTTATGGAGATAAGACCGCTATATATGCCCGAAGTCTTGAACAGGCGGAGGCTTGGTTGAGACAGGTGGAGACTGAAAAGGGCAACAAAACAAAAATCGATTACAAATCAAAAACACTTATCACAATGTATGGAGGAATGAAAAATGTCTGAAATGAAAAATTCTATGGAAAAAATGCTTGCAACGAAATATGAACAGCGTGATGTACTTAATTCAAGAATGGTGGAAAGCGATGACAAAGAGGAACGCGCAGAAGTCGGAAGAACTTTGAAATCATTGCAAAATGAAATTGCAGAAGTCGAAAGATGGCTCAAAGATATGGACGAACCGGAAGACGGCGCAGCTATGCAGCAAGACAGACCGCAGGACGGACGTTCTTTCAATCCCGTTTCTACCATGGAAATGAGAAACGGAGAAAACAAGCAAAACGAGGTTGAAGCACGCGCTAAAAAGTTGGCAGAAACAAACCGCATGACTTTGAGCAATAAAGAAGCGCGCGCGTCTATTTTGGTGAGCGGTGGAAGCATTGCACAGCCCGTCGGCGTTGGTGGTATCAATGGACTTTTACCGCAAGTATCAAGCATCGTTGATATGGTTAAAATTGTAGACGCATCTAACATGGGCGGCGGTTACAAAATCGCATATCAAATGACCGACGCAGAAGCAGCTACAAAGACAGAGGGAAGCGCAGCAACGGAAAGCGAACCGACGTTTGGTGTTTTGACCGTAACGGCAACTGACAAAGCTCTTGTTTCGTATATTTCAAACAAAGTGCGCAAACAAACGCCTTTGACATATGAACAAAAAGTGCGTGACAGTGCTATGACAGCATTGAGAAAAGCAGCATCTCAAATGATCGTTTCTGCTTTGGAATCAAGCACAATTGCCGAAACACTTGATATCGGCGTTACAAGTACAAAAGGCGTGCTTGACGCAGGATTTTTGCGCAAAATCACTTTGTCTTATGGCGGTGATGAAGCTGTAATGGGCGGTGCTGTATTGATGTTGAACAAATTGGATTTGATCGCTTTGGGTGATATCCGCGGGACAAACGAAAAATTGCCCGTATATAAAATCACACCCAGCACGACAGATCCAAATACCGGCATGATCGAGGACGGCGGCTTGGCTGTTCGTTATGTTATCAATGACAATTGCAAAGCATTGAGCGGAACAACGCAAACAAGCGCCGCAATCAAGGGCATTTTCTATGGTGCGCCGCAGGCTATTGAGTTGGCAATGTTCAGTGATTACGAGATCAGCACGTCCGAAGATTACAAATTCGCAGAGGATATGTTGACCGTTCGCGGTACTGCATCAATGGGTGCTGCTATGGGCGTATACCATGGTTTTGTTGTCGCACAAATTCCCGCAAATGGTTAATGCGTCATATTGAAACAATAATCAGTGAGGTGTAAACAATGACAGATCAGGAGCTTTTGGCAAAGATTAAAGCCGGACTTGGAATAACAGGAACATATCAAGACGAGGCTTTGCAATTCTATATTGATGAAGTCGAGAACTTCATGCGCGCAGCGGGCGTTCCGCAGGAAACGGTCGAAAGCTCTGAATCTGTCGGAGTTATCATGCGAGGCGTTGCGGACTTATGGAATTACGGTAGCGGGAGCGTAAAACTTAGCGAGTATTTCATACAACGTGTGATACAACTTGCCGGACAACAGACAGTAGGTGATGTAAATGTATAGACCATCATCGGCGAATCAAATGACAACGGCGATGCAGCTACAAATACCTGTAATATCTACCGATTATGGAGTTGAAACAAAATCATTCACCGACGGCGACATGATTTTTTGCAATTTCAAGACGTTCGGCGGTACGGAATCTTTGAATAATGACATAATAAGTGTTATTGACACGGCACAAATCACATGTTGGTATCGTCCCGACATCAAAGCAAATTGCCGTTTGAAACGTATGTCCGACGGAGCTATTTTTGAAATTTTAGGAGATCCCGAAAATCTTGAAATGAGGAATCAAATATTATATTTCAAAATTAGACGTGTGAAAGGCGGCGCATGATGTGGCACGAAGAAAATCAATGTTGCAATTGAAAGGTTTTGAGGAATTTCTTGAAAAACTTAACGAAGCGCAAAAACTGACTGACAAAGAAATCGACGTTTGTTGGACAAAATGCAGTGAAAATCTGTACGACGAACTATATAACAAAGCAAAAAGTGCCGGATTATCTAATAATCTTTTGGAGAAGATGGACGAAAAATATTACAGACAACAAAATGTATATTCTTGTGAGGTAGGATGGAAAAAACAAAAACCATCAAAGACGAATCCACTTCCTGACACTTACAAAGTTATGTTTTTCAATTACGGAACACCAAAAAGAACAACAAAAGCCGGATATAACAGGGGCGAAGAATCTTCACACCCGCGCGGCAGTCATGGTTTTATCAAGAAAGCAAAACTTGCAGCATATCGCAAAAATCAAAAGTTTTATAGTGATACACTTGACAAAATATTGAAAGGGTTGAAGAAATGAAACAAAAACTTATAACCGTTCTTGAATCATTCGGATACCCTGTTTTTTTACAAGGTTCTTTGAATGAAAAAGAAACATACCCCGACACGTTCATAACATTTTGGACTGATGAAGTGATAGACGAATCTCATTACAACGACGATACAACGTCGTATGCGTGGGATTTTTCAATCATGTTTTACAGCAATAGTCCTGCGCTTGTGAACACAAAGCCGGAAGAAATCCGGCAGGCACTAAAGGCGGCGGGGTTTATTTCACAAGGAAAAGGTATGGACATTCCGTCCGATGAGCCGACGCACACAGGGTGGGAAATGAGCTTTTACGGAATGGAATACGAACAATCATAAAAGGGGGAAAACGAAATGGCAGTTGAATACAGAGGTTGCCGTAATCTTGTTTATGCAGAAGTAACTACCGATGACAATGAAGTTAGCGGCGGTTATGTTACAGGAGATGTGAAAATTCTTGCACCAGTAGCAGAAATCAGTAAAACCGTAGAGACGTCAAGCGAATCACATTATTATGATAATATCGCAGCAATCAATGTTGATTCAGAGGGTAGCGACACCGTAACATTCACAATCGCAATCCCGACCGACGAAGTTTTGGCGGAGATTTCCGGTCGCGTTTATGATCAAACGAAAAAAGCAATCATCGAAGCACCGAGAAAAAACAAATATTTTGCCGTTGGTTATATCATTGGAGAAGTTGGAGAGGGCGAAGAAGAATCTTATGTGTGGAGGTATAAAGGTTCTTTCAACATTCCTGATGAGACATCAGCAACGAAAGATAATTCAACAACAGCAAACAACATGTCTTTGACTTTTACTGGTATTTATACGACACACAACTTTACAAATGGAGGTGGTAAGGGTGTAAAAGCACCAGTGAAAGCAATGAAAGTTGAACCGTCTGCAACAATTACGGAATCGGTGTTTTTCGGCGAAGTATATACGCCGGACACAACAGCATAATAATAAAAAACCGTCAATGCGCTTGTGAATTGGAGAACACGGAGAAATGGAAAATATGTTGATTGCAATTATAATCCCAATAGTGACGGCATGCTGTACGGTTGCGTCATTTATTATTGGACGCGTTGTTGCGACGAAGAAAGAAGCGAAACACCGAGGACAAGACGAGGGAGAACTAAAATCCGATATCGAGTACATCAAAACGAGAATTGATGAGCTATACACGGAACAGCTTGCAATCGTAAACAAATTTGAAGTGAATTCCGAACGCATTACACGCGTTGAAGAAAGCGCGAAGCAGGCACACAAGCGCATTGATCGTCTCGAAAGTTTACACGATAGGGGGTGAAGAAATGGAAGTTGTTAGCGTTCCTGTTATTGCGGCGATTGTGTACGGAATTATGACAGTGTATAAGAATCTTTTGACCGCTGAAAAATGGCGCAGACTTATCCCGTTATGGTCGGCGGTTTTAGGCGTTATTTTTGGGGTGGTGGCGTACTATGTCGCGCCTGATATCATTAGTGCAGATAACATTTTGACAGCAATTGAAATCGGATTATTTTCCGGTTTAGGTGCAACAGGTATTAACCAAATATACAAACAAGCAACAAAATAAAATAAAGGAGCAGAAAAAATGGCACAATACACACTTAATATTTACGGAGAAAACGACGAAATCATTAAAACATATGAAACTGATCACATCCGGTGGGGTGTTTTTTTGAATGCAATCAAATTGAATGACGAAATCAAAAACAAATCAATTTCAAAACAATTTGAGGCAGTCAATGACTTTATCAAGTCAATTTTCAAAGGTTTAACGGATGAGGAATTGGAACAGGCAGACGGTCGGGACGTTATGAACACATTCAAACAACTTTTATCGTCTGCAAATCGTATTGAATCCCCAAAAAACGGATAGAGGGAGCGGGTAACGCCGTTCCCTCTAAAGGTACTTATTTCGAATTGTTATCAGTAACAGAATCATTATGTATTCGAAGCGCACGGGATTTGAACGCACCGATCACGATTTTTGAAATACTGCAACAGGATACTGATGACGTAATAATGCTGATAAATTATTACATCGAAAAAGGAAACTATGAAAACAACGAAGTAAATGGAAAACAAACAATAATTTCGGGTATTAAACGTATTCGCGTGAATAATAAAACGGCAACAGGCGGTTGGTATTAAGGTGGTGATTACATGGCGGGTTCTGAAAATTTAGGCGCGAGCTTTACAATAGACACCACAAATTTGAAAGCAGGACTTGCACAAGCTAACAGATTGATCAGAGAGAGCGAAAGCGAATTTAAGGCAGCGGCGGCAGGTATGGACGATTGGACAAAATCGTCTGACGGTATCAATGCAAAAATAAAACAGTTGAATAATACAACTGATTTACAACGTAAAAAGGTTGACGCTTTACAAAAGCAGTACAGCGATCTTATATCAAAAGGACTTGACCCAACAAGCAAACAGGCTGTTGAGTTACGTACGAAAATAAACAACGAAACAACGGCACTTAACAAAAACGAAAAAGAATTGAAGCAACAGACTGCTGCTTTGCAAAATCTCGGAAATGAAAGCGAAGATGCTGCAAATAGTACCGATGATCTTGCAGATAGTACAAAATCAACAGGAAGCGGATTTGCAGGATTAAAAGGATCGGCAGGAATCGCAGTAGCAGCCATTGCAGCAGTTGCGGCGGCGGCTATTGCAGGAGTGAAAGCCTTGCTTGATCTTGCAGAAAGCACAAGAGAAACGCGAACAGCAATGTCACGTCTCGAAACGGGATTTACAACGGCGGGACATTCCGCAGAAGATGCAACAAACACCTATAAGACATTGTATGGCGTACTTGGAGACGCAGACAGAGCGTCTGAAGCGGCAGGACACTTGGCACTACTTGCAGATAATACGCAGGACTTAGAAAAGTGGACTGATATTGCTACGGGTGTATATGCGCAGTTTGGCGATAGCTTGCCTATTGAGGGGTTGACCGAGGCGGCGAACGAGACGGCGAAAGTAGGAGATGTGACAGGCGTTCTTGCAGACGCATTGAATTGGGCAGGAGTCAACGAAGAAGATTTTCAAGAAAAATTGGACGAATGTTCGACAGAACAAGAACGGCAGCAACTTATAACTGAAACTCTAAATGGATTATACGCTGATCAGTCTGAAAAATTCAAAGAACTTAACAAAGATATAATTGCGGCAAACGAAGCACAGGCAGATTTGACACAGGCACAAGCTGACCTTGGAGCGGCAATAGAGCCGATAAACACAAAACTTACAGAGTTCAAAACAAATATTATTGAAAATGTAACACCAACATTGACACTTCTTGCGGATGATTTTACTGCTGTATTCAATGGTGTTTCCGGTTCTACACAAAAACTTTCTACTGACATAACAAACACTTTTAACAATATTTTGACAGATTTGAGTACAAAATTGCCCGAATATGGTCAAAAAGGTATCGACATCATTACATCACTGATGAACGGTATCAGTGAAATGTTGCCGCAGCTTTTACCGATGGCTGTGACAGGAATCACAAATCTTGCTACAACGATAACAAGCGAAGAAAACCTCGACAAAATGTGGGAATCTGGTAAAAAACTTTTTTCAAGCCTTGGAGATGGACTTGAAAAGGCAATTCCTATACTTATGAACGCAATACCAAAAATCGTCGGAAACATTGCAAAAAAATTTGCAGAAGACCCGTTGTATTTCATCAATACAGGTGTTGAGTTTATCGGGGATATAATAAGCGGATTATGGCAAGGAATAAAAGACATGTTCGCTCAAATACCGGAAATGTTGACAGATATCAAAGATACTTTCATTGAAAAAGGTTTGCCAAAGATGAAAGAAGTAGGGAAACAACTACTAAATGGTATTTGGGAGGGAATGAAAGGCATAGGAGGTGCAATGTGGGATGGTATAAAATCAGTCGGTAATTCTATTGTAGATGGTTTCAAGACTTTTTTTGGAATAAATTCACCGTCGCGTCTTTTCCGTAATCAATTAGGTTCATATATGGGCGAGGGCATGGCACTTGGTATCGTAGATGGTTTTGACGATAAGATCGGAAACGTTAGAAAATCAATTGTCAAATCTATGTCCGGCATCGGCAGCGATATTGATGTTGGTGCAAATGGAACAGGAAGCGCAGCAACAGGATCGGCACGCGGAATTGTAGTAAATCAATACAACACATATTCGCAAGCACACAGCAGATATGAATTATTCAAATCAAAACAACAAACGGCGGCGGCTGTACGGCTTGCAATGGCAGGGGGTGTATGATGTTAAAACTTGAATACATTACAGAAAAAGGCGCGGTGCTGCCATTGACGAATAACAGCAAATTCAAGCTGTCAAACGTTGACGGAATAACGCTTGCAGAGGTTGATATTTCAAGCACAACCGTTTCCGGTATGGATGGGGACTTTGTAACGGCAAAAACGACACAGCCGCGCAGCATTGTACTTGATATATCCATAGAGACGGCAGACGTTGAGAGCGTCAAGCGGTATATCATGCAATATATCAAGCCGAAACAAACAGCAACGTTGCGCATGACGCAAAATGAACGTGTGACACAGATCAAAGGAATTGTTGAATCAATCGAAATGCCGCGCTTTTCAAACGCTGTGACAATGCAAGTCTCTTTGTATTGTTCGCAACCGTATTGGGAAGATGTTGACAGCACGGTAACGGAAATTACCGAAGTTTTAGACATGCACTACTTCACAGACGAGCCGGACGATATGTTGTATTTCATCGACGACGGTATTGTTATGGGAGAATATGACGCGAATCGCACAAAAACGATTGTCAATGACGGTGATGTTTCTGTTGGCATGGATATTCACATTATCGCGCTTGGAGGCGTTACAAATCCCGTATTGTACAAGTCAAACGGCGAGTATATCGGCGCAGATGTGACAATGGAAACAAACGACGAGATCATAATCAAGACAGGCAAGGGCGAAAAGTCAATTACAATGAACGGCGAAAACATCATGTCAAAATTGAGACGCGGCAGCACGTGGCTACAACTTGATACAGGCGATGAAGATTATACAATCGACAGCGAGGACGGAACGGAAAGTAATATGTACTTTAATATCGTTTATCGCCGGAGGTACGTGTGATGATTGAATATGTAGAGGTGCGAAGCAAGGACACGCGCGAGCTTGTCGGAATCATTGACACGGCACAATCAATCATTTGGAAATCGTCATATTATGGCGTTGGGGAATTTGAAATATACGTTGCCGCAACGCCTTATACAGTCGGACTACTTGCAGAAGATAATTATATTACAAGACCGAACAACGACGAATGCGGAATCATTGAACACATTGAAATCACAAACAGCGTGCAAGATGGAAAGATGATTGTTGCAAGCGGTCGGTTTGTAAAATCAATCCTTGATCGTCGTATTGTATTTTCTGCATCAATCGTCGGAAGCGGAACAAATTACTTGTGGTCATGTGATGGCAGCGTGTTGAGCGGGAATGTTGAAACAGCCGTACGAAAGCTCATATATGACAACGCTGTAAACGCAACGGGAAGCCGTCCCGAAGTCGGTTCATATAGGAATATCGACGAAATATATTGGACTGACGCAGACGTGACAGGAATCACGGACACAATCGTCACAACAGACGACAGCGGAGACGAACAGAGCGCGGAAAAACAAGTCACATACAAGGTGTTGCTTGATTATACTGATGGAGTTTTACAAGAGTATCAATGCGGAGCGAAAATGTGGCTTGACCTTGATCTTTTGAAATTCCGATACAAGGTATACAAGGGTGAAGATCGTACCGTTGACAGCGCGTCAAACAATCCTGTTATCTTTTCGGAGGACTTTGACAATCTTGTTTCATCAACCTATACCGCCGACACGACAGGAATTAAAAACACGGCATTGATCGGCGGCGAGGGAGAGGGAACGGAAAGAAAATGCGCGTTCCTGTTCACGTGGGGAAGCGGTGCAGATTCTTTGAAGTACATCAAAGGAATTGGACGGCGTGAAACATTTGTTGATGCAAGCAGCATTTCAAGCACGTACAAAGACGGAGAGGAAGAAAAGACATATACAAATGACGTATACCGGAAAATGCTTGAAACGCAAGGACGGCAGGAAATTTCAGATCAAAATCGTGTTGAAACGTTTGATGGAGAAATCGACACGACAAACAGCAGTTTTGTATATGGTACAGATTACGCGCTTGGTGACCTTATCACGATAGAAGATAAGGACATTGGAAAGTACATCAATGCGCGTATATTGACCGTCACAGAGGTACAGGACGAAAACGGGTATAGTATTGATATCGAGTATGGCGCATAAGGAGGATTGAAATAATGGCACAAACGAGCGGATTTTTTAACGCATTAAAGACAGGAACAACATACGATAGACAATACAATGCAAATGACTATTCTGACAACATGGGCGCGATTATCACGACAGGAGTGCGCCGAAGCGGCGACAATGATCTGTATGTGCAAGCATCCGGTGGCATGGCACTGTCCATCAATGCAGGGCGTGCATGGATTGAGGGGAAATGGTACAAGAACGACACAGCATTTACGGACTTTTCCGTGCCGACAGCACCGACGGGCGACCGTGGACGCGTTGACCGTGTTGTTTTGAAGCTTGACAACAGCGTATCAGGACGTTTGATCGAACTTGTATATAAAACAGGAACACCGGCAGCAGACCCAACAGCACCGGAGCTTGAGCGTTCCGGCGACGTGTACGAAATCGCGCTTGCAGATATCGCAGTAAATCCGAATGTAACAACAATTACGCAATCAGATATTTACGACAGGAGACCACATACAGACGTATGTGGGTGGATAACGTCGCCAGTCGGATATGATGATTACTTTACAAACCTTGATACAGAGTTTAACACATGGTTCAAGAACACAAAGGACACGCTTGCAAGCGTTACAATGGTGAAACAATACACATGGAGCGAGATGATAACAGACCCATCAGCGCCATCTGTCACTTTTAATATTCCACAGTATGACCCAACAGGAACGGACATTGTAAAAGTTGTAAAGCAAGTCGGTACAGCGACGACAATTTTATTTCAAGATGAATCAGGTTCGCTTGGATATACTTTGAGCGGTAGCACTATCAATTTCAATCAACCACAACCGCTTGGAACAACAATACATGTATTTGTATACAAATCCATCGACGGAACAGGACTTGGCAGCGTATCGGATGAAATCACCGAATTGCAAAATGATATGGAGACATTGAACGAGTTTACGTATTATTGCAACGGAAGCACGGACAACGTGGAATTATCAAACATTGCGCAAAATTTCCTTGCAAATGATACGGATTATGACCAAATGACCGTTTATGTGCGCGGTACGTTTGGAGCAACAACGCCTTATGGTGGTACTGGTTCATCGTCGTCACGGTATCGCTGGATGAGCCTTGGAGCAGCAAACACGACAAAGAAGCGCATCATTTTTGACTTTGCGAACTGCTCAAAAATCACGTTGAATTGTGAATCAGGAAGTCAATATATTGGAATATTCGGCAGCGGTGTAAATATTCTGAATGCGAATATTGAAGTAAACGCGAAATCATCGCAAGGATTTTCAATGTTTTCTGCAACAGCGACAGAAGTTTATGCACGTGATTGCCGTTTTTGGGTTTATTCACTATTTCAAAATGGTGTTGCGACAATATCATCAACAGGAACGTTTGATCATTGCAAGGCTATTGTTACAGCAGAATCAGGTTTTATCCCATGCTTTTATGTAACATCAGGTTCACTTTTGAGAATCAACGGAGGCGAATATCTTGCATATACAAAATCCGGAACAGCAACCGTACTTCATGTGTTATCAGGAGGAACAGCAATCACAAACGGAATGAGCTGTCCGACGGTTACAAAAAGCGGTTATACGCAAAGTAAAGCAATTGAAACGGCAAGCGGAGCAAACGGAGCGGCAAACGATACAATAACGACACTTACAGTCACGAATGGCGCATCAACAACGTTCAACGTACGCGGAACATATGCAGTAAGTTTGCCGGATCGTTAAAAACATAATGAAAGGCGTGCTTGACCTTGACAGATATCACGAGCTTTGCGAGTATTCCGGCTATAATGTCTATATGCTTTTTAATCTCTTTGGCATTCAAATGGGCGATTGCAGATAATGACGGAAAAGTGAGGAACGGAAAGGCACTTGCATTTATACCCGTTCTTTGCGGGGCTGTGGGGCTGTTTTTAGGCGTTTCAACATATTACAGTAACCCAAATGTCATTCATTCGGATAACGTGCTTGCTGCGGCTGCTACGGGCATCACAAGCGGGCTTGCATCCGTCGGCGTTCAAAATCAATTCAAACGAAAGGATGGGGAATGATTTCCCTGTCCTTTTTGTTTGCAAAAAGTTAATAAAACGTCATATGAAACTTAAAGCAAACAGCCTTTTGTCTTAATTTATATATTCTATACTATATACGAACAAAGGGGGAGAACCCCGAACAAAAGGAGCAAGAAATGAAAAACTATACTGTAACAACAAAATATAATTTGAGAGACCTTTGCATAAGAAAACAATGGTTTACTTGCGGAGATAATAAACAGTATGAAAAGTTGTTTTATGCAAATGAACATGGTGCATCAATTGAAGAAATTGCAACAATAATTTGGCTATGTTCTGATGAAGAAAAATGGTGTAGACGAGATATTCTTTTTGAATTAAAAGAGGAAAATGAAGAATACTTGATTAATCTTGGAGATCAAATGCAAGCACGCGGAGAAAGAGATTCGGACGAAGTATATTGCGGATATTTTGATTAAGTGGAGGAAATTCAATGGAAAAATTTGATTTTATGGACGATCCTTTTTGGAGAGGTAATTTAGGAGAATCGGGCACTGCACCAAAAATCCCAAATAAAAAGTATGAAAAAAATATAACCTTTGTCGTAAAGCTAAAGCATTGTGATCCTGAACATAAATATACAGTTTATAGAAGATTAGCTCCTGAATGGGCAAAAGATATCGTTTCAAATATGCTTGATAATGATAATAATGTTGACCGATATTTTATTGAAGAAGAAAATAGACAATTTATTCAGAGGAGATAATATAAATTGCACGATCAAAAGCGCAGAAATCAGCGCAGGCACGTTACGAAGCAAAAGGAGCAAGAAATGAAATATGTATCTTTTAATCAAACAGAAAGCGCACTTTTTAACCTTGATAGTATGAGAGAGAAATTATATGTGCAGAAGATTGATCTTGAGTATTCTGGAAAATACATAGAAGCTGACGAAATAGATAAAAAAATAGAAGAGGTCGAGTATTTACTTGGAAAAATGCAATCTGGTCGCGTAACGAGCAAAGAATGGTCAAGAATACAAAGTATTGTGTCTGAAAGGAAAATGCAGAGGTATATCACTTGCATAAATAGTGGAATGGACGAGAGAATCGCTGCTGGAGCCTTTAATGATTAAAAACCCCGCCCGTGGGGAAAACGCGGGCAGAAAAGGAGTATTGACGCATGGACGCTTTGCAAGAATCAAGTATCAAATTTCTTAACGCGCTTGTATCACAGCAGAGAAAAGAGATTAGAGAGTTAAAACAGGCGGTGGAGAATACCGCCAAAACAAACGAGCTTTTGACCGCTGTTTTGTCCTATTTGATTGACAATGAACACGGCGGAGCGGCAAACATAAATTTGTCCGCTGTGAAAGATCATCAGCGAGACAAACACATTGACATTGAAAGATCGTCGAATTTGACAGGCGATGTTTTGATGATTATAAAAACAATAAAAAAAGGAGATTGAACAAATGGAAATCAACAAACTTGTACAACAAATTCACGCAAACGCCGTTTCACACGGTTGGTGGGATCATGAGCGGTGTTTTCCCGAAATCCTTGCTTTGATACATTCGGAAGTATCGGAAGCACTGGAAGAATACCGGAACGGTCACGAGCCGACGGAAACATATTACAGCCGTCGAGATAGAGAAAAAAAGCCGGAGGGAATACCGACGGAGCTTGCGGACGTGATTATCCGCATTCTTGACTACTGCGGGTATGCAGAAATCGACATTGAAAGTGCTATAATGGAGAAGATCGCATACAACAGATCAAGACCATACAGACACGGCGGGAAAGTCTGTTAAAACATCATGAAAGGAACTTGAAACAATGAATTTGTATCAATGTTTTTTGATCAAAAATGCTTGTTACAAAAACAATGTTCGACGAAATCCGAAAGGAATTGTTGTACATTCCACAGGCGCAAACAATCCGAATTTGCAAAGATACGTACAGCCGATTGACGGTCAAACAGAGGGTGTCAATCCGTCTGCGGTAGAATTAAAAAACATCATCGGCGTTAATAGGTACGGGAATCACTGGAATCAATACTATGCAGACGGCACACAAGGGCGTTTTGCGTGTGTGAATGCTTTTATAGGTAAATTGGCAAACGGAAGCATCGCAACCGTTCAAACATTGCCGTGGGATATGCTACCGTGGGGGTGTGGAGCGGGAAGCATCGGAAGTTATAACAATACGCATGTACAATTTGAAATTTGCGAGGACGATTTGACCGATAGATCATATTTTGATCAAGTCATGGACGAAGCTGCGGAGCTTTGCGCATATCTTTGCAAATTGTATGGAATACCGACATCAAAAGTTGTTTCGCATCATGAATCATACATTGCAGGAATGGGAAGCAATCACGGAGATATTGACCACTGGTTGAAAAAATTCGGTGAAAACATGGACGATTTTCGCGCACGTGTAGAACAAAAACGAAAGGAATCACAGGAGGACGAACCAATGACAGCAGAAGAAAAACAGGCGTTCAAAACATTACAATCACAAGTACAGGCTTTGAGCAAAGAAAACATCGAGCTAAAAAATAAGTACAACGAACTTTTTGAGCAAGTCGGCGTGAAATGGGCGTATATCGACAAGAACTTGCCGGAATGGGCAGCACCAACAATTGATAAACTTTACAATAACGAGATTTTGCAAGGAAATGATCAAGGCAGTTTGGAGTTGAGCTATCAGTTTTTGCGAACACTTGTCATTCTTGACCGTGCCGGATGCTTTGGAAACACATGGGACGTATCAGAGACAGCAGCGGAAAGCATGAAAAAGGCGAATGAATACGGAATCATGGACAATGAAGACCCACAGCGCGTTGTATCACGGGCGCAAATGGCAGCGGTGGCGACACGTATCATTGAAAAGCTGAAAAAAGAGGGATGAAATGAGCCGTTCCGAAGCATTAAAGAGAGCACAGTCTAAGTATCAGCGCAAAATAAGTGTTAGAAATATATTGAAACAGTACAATTTTAAGTTTCACATCGTACATGACGCGGACATTATAAAAGTGCTTGAATCGCAGAAAAACAAAAACGGATATATCAAAAAACTTATTCGAGACGATATGCAATCAAGAGATATAAAGAAATAACATAAAAAAAGTATAAGTTTTTTTGTTTTAACTATTGACATTTATGTAATATATTGGTATAATATAAGCGTAGGGAGCAAGACTACACAAAACAAAAGATATAATTATAACTACCGTGTGATCTTGCTCATTAGCGGTAGTTATTTTTATATGTTGGAGTATTGAACAGTGCAGGAAACGGATACTTCAAACAGTTAATTTGAAATCGACCCGTTTTCGATAATTCTTTCAATAGTCTTTACTTGAAAACAAATACTTCACGTAGTGCAGATTGCGGTTACTTCGCTTTGGGAGCCGTGTGTTGTAGGTTCGAGTCCTGCCCCTGCTACAAATAGCAGGGTAGCTCAATCGGTAGAGCAACGTAATGATACCGTTTTCGATTTTCTCGTGAAAGTTTGTTTTTAATTATGAAAAGAAAGGCTATTGACTATATGTCGATAGCTTTTTTTATACATATAAACAAAAAAATAAGGAGTAGAAAAATGAGCAAGTTTAATCAATCAAATGTAGGAAAAAACAAGACTACAAACAAAAGCGGTCATGTTGCATATGCAATGTCAAATAAATCAAAACTTGTGACGCAAGTTTTAACGTCGTTTTTCAGAGAAAAAAAGTTTTACGGAGACACGACAGACGATTTGATCGACACGGCGAATGCAGTAATTAAAGAAGATCCGCATTTTGTAGCGAATCTTGCACGATACGCAAGAAAAGAAATGCACTTGCGGAGCGTTTCACACGCGCTTTCCGCATTGATTGCGCACAATGTCGAAAGCAAACCATTTATAAAGCAGGTTGTTTCTGATGTTGTAGAACGCGCCGACGACATCACGGAGATTTTGGCGTGCTATCTTGCTATGTTTGGAAAGCCTATTCCAAATGGATTGAAAAAGGCACTTGCAAACGCCATGACAAGGTTTAACGAGTATCAAGTGGCTAAGTATAACGGCGGCAATAAGTCGGTGAAATTCAAAGACGTTCTAAAACTTACGCACGCAAAGCCGAAAAACGACGCGCAGCAAAAAATGTTTAACGGCATAATCAACGATACTTTGCCGAAAGCGGAACGATGGGAAACGGAATTGTCGCAGAACGGAAACACCGCAGAAGTATGGGAAAAATTGATCAATGAAAATAAAATCGGATATATGGCAATGCTGCGTAATTTGAGGAACATTATAAACGCGCAGCCATCTAATATAGATATGGTATATGATCGGCTTTCCGATAAGAGCGCGGTACTTAATTCAAAGCAATTGCCTTTCCGTTTCTATTCGGCGTATAGAGAAGTCGCGCAGATCGCAACATCTGGTAGCAAGGTTCTTGATATTCTTGAAACCGCGTTAGATTATTCTATTGAAAATCTTACAAAGTTAAAAGGAACGACCGTAATCGCAATAGATACAAGCGGTTCCATGGGATGTTATATAAGTGAAAAATCTAAAATTCGTTGTTGTGATATTGCTATGTTGCTTGCAGTAATGGCTTCGCATATTTGTGAAAACGCCATTGTTTACTCATTCGACACGAACATTTGCAAGGTTCAAGTTTCTTCGCGCGGTGGAATAATTGAAACAGCAAAAAATATTCCTTTCAATGGAGGGGGGACAGACCTTACACTTCCAATCCGTAAAATGATAAACGACGAAATTAAAGCAGATCGTTTGATCATTCTGTCCGACAATGAGATAAACAGCGTATGGCGAGGATATGAAAAAACATGCCAATTGTATGTTAATAAGTACCGCAAGGAAATAAATCCGAATATGTGGGTACATGCAGTTGATTTGCAGGGATATGGAACACAACAATTCATCGGAGAAAAAACAAACATAATTGCAGGATGGAGCGAAAAAATATTAGAGTTTATTTCTCTTGCAGAACAAGGAATAGATACGCAAATAAATCGTATTGCGAATTATTGATAAAAAGCAGGGCTGACGCTCTGCTTTTTTATTTTAACCGCGTCAATCCACCGCTACGGCTTTTTGAACGTTTGGGGGATATAGTGAACAATGCCCACCCGTCGTTGAGCTTATCCCCTACAAAAAACGGCGATACCGTCAACCGAACGTTTATATCGTCGGAATTGATCGTTATTTTATCAATAAATTGTGAAGCAATCGCCTTTTTGACATGATCGTCTGCATTTTCAAGTTGTTTTATCATGTCAACCAAAAAAGCGTGTATGCCGTCATATGTGACAGTTTCGGCGGCTGTATATTCCTTTGATTTCAAAGCACTTTCGACGATTTTCAATTCATCTTGCAAAGCAGCGGATTTTTTTTGTAAAATATCTTTAGAAATTGTTCCGTCCAGCATGAGATCAAGCAGATTTTCGAGTTTCCGCTCAATATCTGCTTTTTCTTTTTTCAGATCGGATATTTCCGCGTCAATATCGCCGGACGTGCTTTTGTTGAGCATATCAAAAACAATTTGCGCGATATCTTCAACGTGATTTTCGCAAAGTATCAATTCTTTAATTTTCCCGAACACGTAATTTTCAAGTATATCCTTTTTGACAGATCCGTTTTTGCATATTTGCAGTTTATCTTGACCGCGACATGTATAATATGCAAGCCCGTTTCCCTTGCTATTACCCGTAAACGGTTCGCCACAACACGCGCAGAATATTTTCCCCGTGAGCGGGTATATGTTCTTTCGTGAGCGACCTTTTGCGGCGCGTTTTACATTCAAATTATCGACAACGTGCTGCACCTTGTCCCATAGATCACGCGGAACGATAGGCGCAAAGGCATTTTCAATCCTTATCGGTTCATATCCTTTGACCGCGTATTTATACACGCCGATATATTTTTCAGAGCGTACAATCTTATTCAAAAGCTGTTGAGTGAACGGTTTTCCATTGCGTCCGCGTATTCCCTCATTACGGAATATGCGAAGAATGTCCGCCGGCATAGCACCGGAGGCGCGTAATTCAAACACGCGGCGCACGATATCCGCCTCTGCTTTATTCTCTATAAATTCCCCGTTTTCATTCACTGAAAAACCATAAGGAAGAATGCCGCCGAGATATTTACCGCTTTTTGCAGCCGTATACATAGACGATTGAACAAACGTTGATAGGTTGTCCGAATAGTATTCATCCATAGTCATGATGATGTTTCGCATCATGCGTCCCTCTGGTGTACTATCGTCGATACGTTCCATTGCAGAAATGAGCTTTGCGCCGTTCTTTTCTATTTGTTGACGGTATAACGTCGCCTCTAAAAGATTACGGGCAAAACGGCTGTATTTGTACACGATAACAACGTCATACAGACCGTTTTTGACGTCTGCAAGCAATTCAAAAAAGGCAGTGCGTTTATCGGCAGATTTGCCGGACACTGCCTCATCAATATAAGATTTTTCAAAAATAAATCCCTGTTGTTCAATATACTTTTTGCATTCGTCGAGCTGATACTCGACGGAATACCCGTCGCGCTGATTTTCAGAAGAATATCGGATATAAACGGCAGCGCGTATGTCTTTTATATCGTGTTTGTTTTTCATGATGCATCATTCCTTGTTCAAATTAAGATATAAACGCATAAATTCTTTGTATAATTCCTCTTTTGTTTGCGTTGAAATAGCGTCATTGTTGAATACCTCACGCGCACGGCTTAATAATTCAAATATTTCATCGTTTGTCGTTACACCGAAATAATCAAGCGTCACACCGTAAAAATCAGCGAATTTTTTCAAAAGTGACAAATGCGGTGTGCGTTTTCCGACTTCATAATTTGATACTGTTGCGCGAACAAGTCCGAGCCTATCTGCAACGTCCTGTTGTGTTAGCTTTTTACCTTTGCGGAGCGTCCGCAGTTTCCGTCCTATATCTTCCACTTTTCAACACACCTTTTATCATGATATAAAGATTGTGAGCCATTTTGGCGTATTTGTCAAATAAAAAGTTGCATAAATTATGCAAAATGTATTGACATTTGCCATAAAATGGTATATAATATATACGAACAAAAGGAGATGCATAAAATGAAACATTGCGGTACTGCATATGACCGTCTAAATGACGAATACAAAATCTTGTGCTTAATTTCACAAGGTGACATGTTCGACAAAATGAAAATGGCTGAATTAGTTGGAAAAATAACATTCGCCGTAGAATATGGTCATATAACACAAGAGCAATGGAACAATTTGTTTTGTAAAATATATAAAGCTGTTAACGGGGAAAATCCCCGTTGATATATGCGCAAAATGCGCCGGAATGAAACAAAACTTGAAAGGAGTAAACAAAAAAGAAACATGATTAAACTTCTGATTGGTGGTAGCCCTTGCACATATTGGAGCATTGCGCAGAAAAACAACAGGGAAACAGAGCCGTTCGGTATTGGTTGGGAACTGTTCGAGAATTATCTGATTGCGAAAGATAAGTTTCAACCCGACTTTTTTCTTTATGAAAACAATAAATCGGCAGCACAGGCAATAAAAAATGAAATAAAAAAGAGACTGAAAGTCGGGGAATCAGACGCGCGATATATTGAAATCAATTCCGCGCTCGTATCGGCGCAGAACCGTCAAAGGTTCTATGTCCATAATTGTGGAGATGTTGAACAGCCAGAAGATAGAGGAATTTTATTGAGAGATGTTCTTGAATCGGGGGAGAGTTGGATAGAAAAAGGCTATGCGTTGACAACACGCTGTTCTGGAGCAATTCCAGAAGATACTATAAAACGGAAACGGCATACAATGGTTGCTGATCCTGTACGAATTGGCACAATCGAAAGCGAAACACAAACAAAACACGATTCAAAACCTTTTAGAGTTTACAGCATAGACGGAAAAAGCGTTGCACTACAAGGACAGGCTGGCGGTGTGGGTGCAAAAACAGGCTTGTATGCCGTACAGATTTACAAGATAGAGTTAAACGGTAAAACATATCCTGTTTACGAAGTCAAAGATGGACAGATTACAATCAAAGGTAATAAATATCCGATTAAACTTTCAGACGGATTTTATATTATCCGTAAACTAACTGTTACAGAGTGCTGTCGACTTCAGACGTTGCCGGACGATTATTGCAGGTCGGTAAGTGCAACGCAGGCATATAAAGGGATTGGTAACGGATGGACGGCAGAGGTTATCATTCATATTCTTAACGGTGCATTGAAAGATATTCCGCGCGACGAGGAAATCGTCGTTCTGTCAATGTATGACGGTATAGGAACAGGACGATATTGCCTTGATAAAATGGGATTTACGAATGTGAAATATTTCGCATACGAAATAGATAAGTATGCAATGCAGATTGCCAAAAGCAATTATCCCGACATAATCGAATGCGGCGACGCGTTTCAAGTGCGCGAGGATAAGTGGAACATATCAGGCGTTTAATGCGACGTTTTGAAACAAAAAAGGAGGTGATGACATGGATAGACGCAATTTGAAAGTGCTGCGGGCGCGGTATGGATTGAACATTGGAGAAATGGCGAAAAAAATCGGCGTTTCGCGCAGTACATACGCGGAGATCGAGAGCGGAAAGCGTGGGTGCAGTCAATCATTTTTGAACAAGCTGCAATCTGCGTTTTACATTCCCGACGCGGAAATGTGGGAGCTAACAAAAATCTATGAAGAAAGCGAGGAATAAACGTGTCAAGGAGACGAACAACCAAACGAAACATGACTGTTGAGCTGGTGGAGCGCGGAGAGGTACTAAACTTGCGCATGATCGGCGAAGCGGTCGCACAGTCAATGAAAAGACGAACAGGAAATGAAATCAAGGAGTAAAGAACATGGATAACAAATACGATGTACTTTTATCAGAACTTGCGGAAATCTTGAAAAAGAAGAACGAACAAATTGTCATGGACAAAATTACAATCGAAACGCTGAAACATAAGATTGAAGCGATGGAAGCCGCTGCAAAGGCATCGCCTTATAATTCATCTAACATCGAATACAGAAAGGATATTTGAAAAGATGAAAGACACGGATTTAAAACATGCTCTTTTGAGCAAATGTCCTGTTGTTTTTAATGATCAGATACATGGTGTGCTACAGTTTCAAAAAGTAAGTGCAATCATTTATAGAGTTGGAGAATTTGGAAATATAAAGGTATCTGCTGAATGTATTGATAAAAGCGGAATGTCCTTAATAATCGTTGATCCTAAATATTTGAATTTTTGTAATAGTATTGAAGTCAATGAAGATAAATAATAACAGATCAATAGCATAAAAATGTTATCACAGGCAGCTATTTGATTACACGAAACTAAATTGAGCGGAAAGAATACACCGTCGCGGCGCGTACGGAGTACCGTTTGCAGATAAAGAAATTGTGAGGTGTACAATCATGAACCAAAATATAAATTTAGATTTTAATAAAATAATGGAAAAAGCAAATCAAGAACAATGCGAAGTAATAATATCTATAGGAAACGACAGAACAGAAATAACTGTTCAACCGTGGAAGCCGTTTGTTTATACGTGTCCATATCAAAATAAAACAGATACAAGGAGCAACACATGAGAGATATACTATTTAGAGGTTTTTATCCTGATGAAGACGGATACTCAAAGACGTTTGTAAATGGTGAATGGGTGAAAGGTACTTGGGTATATGGTGATTTGATTTCTATTCCGAATAAAAATTACTATGCAATTATGCCACAAACTGCTGCATCTTATACAATACAGGTTATACACGCAACAGTTTGTCAATACACAGGATTGAAAGACAAGAACGGTAAAAAGATTTTTGATGGAGATATTATCAAACACTACAACGGTTGTGATATCAAAGAGTATTCTGTGGATACTGGAAGAGTGTTTTTCTACCCGCAAACAATGAGATATCTAAGGACGTCAACATTATTTCCTGATGACTGCCATGAAATATATGATAATAATGAATATGAAGTAATCGGAAACATCTTTGAAAATCCGGAATTGATTGAAAATGCGTCGAAATGAAAACAAAATTTAAACAATGCGCCGAAGTGCTTGCACTTTTGAAAATGTCGGTGTAAACTAAAGACGGTTGATGGTTGTTTTGTCGGAAACGGCTGTCACAGTCAAGTCAAACAGAATAACTGTCAATCATTGCAGGGGTTTTTGCATACAAAGGGGATATATCATGAATCACAATTTTAATGTATACATCGCAAAATTATACGGTGTGCACGCGGCAGTGCTTTTGAATAACCTTGAACATTGGATAGCAAAGAACAAGGCGAACGGTAAACACTTCTATGACGGTCATTATTGGACGTACAACAGCAAACGAGCATTTGCAGAACTTTTTCCGTATATGACATCAAGACAAATTGATTATGCATTAAAAAAATTGCTTGATGATGATGTGATTATATCAGGAAATTATAATCAAATAGCATATGACCGTACTTTATGGTATGCAATCACAAAAAAGGGATATAGCATTTTACAAAATTGTGAAATGGAAAAACTAAATTTGCAAAATGGAGAAAACGAAAATGTGCAACCTATACCAGATATAAATACAAATATAAACACAAATATAAAAGAGAATAAGAAAGAAAGAGAGGAAATCGAACACCCTATTGAAAAAAAGTTAAATACATCGAATGAGAAAAAACAAGATGTAGAAAACATGGGTGTTGTTAAAAAAGGAAAAGGCAGCTTTGACAATTTGATTGATGAATACTGCAAAACTGTTGACCCGCTCAAAGCAGACGAGATCAAAGGACTTTTGCAGGACTGGTTAAAAGTACGGAAAGCAAAACGGGCAGCACTGACAGACAAGGCAATTGAATTGAATTTGAAAAAGCTGAATGAATACGCAAGCGAAAGCAATATGACCGTTGAAACATATCTTGAGGAAGTAATCATGCGAGGTTGGCAAGCGTTTTATCCTATCAAGGAATACGGCGCAGGAGCAGGAAAACAGGGAGAAAAGAAAACGGTAAGCAATAATCCATTTTTGGAAATCGCAAAGGAGCGCGGGCTATTATGACAACCGAAGAAACAATAAAGCTGCTGTCAATTCTGAAAGCGGCATACCCAAACAGCTACAAGGGAATGACCAAAGAGGAAGCGAACGGCATGATTACAGTATGGTCAATGCAGTTTTCGGATATACCCGCAAACATCGTATACATAGCCGTGAACAAGATCATAAGCGAAAGCACGTTCCCGCCGTCAATCAGTGAGGTGCGTAAAAAGATACGAAACCTATACTTTGAGGCACAGGAAATGCTGCGGGAACACAAATACGCGACGGAGGGACTGCCAAAGATAAACGACGACGAAGAAACAATATATATCGGCACACCTCTTGACGCGCAAACACTGCAAACAGTACATCAGATCATCCATGTTACTTCTCCATTGAGAGAGAAGCAAAACGAATTGAGCTTGTCGGATATGTTAAACAGCGGAGCGGGACGGATGATGATTGAGGGGGCATATAAATAATGACTTATCGAAAATTTAGATATTTTCTTGAATTGGCAAACGCGGCAGATATCACGACGCTTGGAGAGCTTGCAGCATTCAAAAGGGAAAACGGAATTATGACAAACGATCAGTTGTTCCGTGTTCTATTTTCAAAGACTAAAAACCGCGCGTCTTAATTGCGCCGGTTTGTCTGCAAATATCATTTTTTGAAACGGTACAAAGTCATGAAAGAAAAGAGATTATACAGCATTTGGCATAATATGAAAAAGCGCTGCTATTATTCAAAATGCCCGTCATTCAAGAATTACGGTGCAAGGGGTATCACCGTTTGTTACGAATGGAAAAACGATTTCAGAGCGTTTGAAAAATGGGCGATGGAAAACGGGTACAGATACAATTTGACGATTGATAGAATCAACGTCAACGGGAATTATTGTCCCGAAAATTGCAGATTGGCAACACGTGAGCAACAGGACTGCAACACGCGCCGAAATGTAAATATCACATACAAAGGAGAGACAAAAACAGTCGCGCAATGGTCAAGGGTGTACAAAATTGATCACTGCTTGCTTGGTATTCGGTTGCGCCGTGGATGGTCGTTTGAAAGAGCGGTAGCAACGCCGCCGCGCAAATATTCGCACGTTAGGGGGTGAATTGTTTGAAATATGGATCAAAAAATCTGAAATATGGATCAAAAAAAGTTAAGATTGACGGTATTGTATTTGACTCAAAAAAGGAAGCGACGAGATATTGCGAATTGAAACTGATGCAACGAGCGGGACAGATCAAAAACCTTGAATTGCAAAAAACGTTTGAATTGATACCGTCACAGCGTGAGCCGTCAACAATGAGCAAGACCGGAAAAGAAAAGCTGGGGCGCGTGATTGAAAAGCCTGTGAGATATGTTGCGGATTTTGTTTACACGGAGAACGGAAAAACAGTTGTGGAGGACACAAAAGGTTACAGAACAAAGGATTATGTGATCAAAAGAAAATTGATGTTGTACGTTTACGGTATACGGATTAAAGAGGTGTAAAACGCGCCGAAACGATGATTTTTTGATGAGATAGCAACAAAACGTTCCACGTGGAACATCAAAAGAGGGCAAATGATTGTCCTCTTTTTTTGTGTCTTTTTGTTTTCGTTTTTCATATAATGATTACAAAACGACGAAAGGTTGATATTTTTGCAGATTAAAGAAATTGAAATTTCAAGTTTAATTGAATACGAGAATAACCCACGGAACAACGACGGAGCGGTTGACGCCGTTGCGGAGAGTATAAAACAATTCGGGTTCAAAGTGCCGATTGTGATTGATCGTGATAATGTGATTGTTGCCGGACACACGAGACTAAAGGCAGCGCGGAAGATAGGGCTTGAAAAAGTACCGTGCATCGTTGCGGATGACTTAACGCCGGAACAGATCAAGGCGTACAGGCTTGCAGACAATAAGACTGGAGAGCTTGCAGAATGGGATTTTTCCGCGCTTGAAATTGAGCTTGCAGAGATTGAAAGTGATTTTGATATGTCTGCATTCGGTTTTGATATTTCAGATTTTGAAGATATACATGAAATAACAGAAGATGAAGTGCCGGAAGTTGACGAGGAAAACGAGCCTATTTGCAAGACGGGTGATATTTGGAATCTTGGAAAGCATAGGTTGATGTGTGGAGACAGCACGAACGTATCTGACGTTGAAAAATTGATGAACGGAGATAAAGCAGATTTACTTTTGACCGATCCACCATATAACGTCGCATATGAGGGAGGGACAAAAGAAAAATTGAAAATTGAAAACGACGATATGAGTGACGAAGAATTTCAAGAATTTTTGATATCTGCTTTTGAAAATTCAAATATAGTTATGAAAGATGGAGCATCGTTTTATATTTGGCATTCTGACAGTGAGGGATTTAATTTCCGTTCTGCTTGCAAAAATACAGGTTGGAAGATCAGACAATGCTTGATATGGGTAAAAAATTCGATTGTGTTAGGACGGCAAGATTATCAATGGAAGCATGAACCTTGCTTGTACGGATGGAAAGATGGAGCGGCACATTATTTTGTTGACGATCGGACACAATCTACCGTTTGGGAATTTAATAAGCCATTGAGAAATATGGAACATCCGACAATGAAGCCTGTTGATCTTATAGCAAGAGCGATAAACAATTCAAGTCGCAGTGATAATATTGTGCTTGATATTTTTGGTGGGAGCGGGACAACATTGATCGCATGTGAACAGCTAAACCGTAAGTGCTACATGATGGAACTTGACCCAAAATATTGTGATGTGATTATAAAGCGTTGGGAGAACTTGACAGGAGAAAAAGCGGTAAAGATTGATATGAATTGAAACTGATTTTATAAAAGATATTGACAAATTATATTTATTGTGTTATAATGTCCGCGTAAAAATATAACAACGAAACGGACATGGGAAAGCTGCAAATAACCGCTTATGCGGGAGCGGTTTTCCCTATTTTTGCATTAAAGGGGTGGAAATATGGCGGGAGGACGTAAAAGCAAATATGACGAATACGTCAAACCGTTCATCCCGAAGATCAAAGAATGGAGCGCATCGGGAGCAACGGAAAAAGAAATATGTACCGCTTTAGGTATTGCAGTTAGCACGTTTGGAGAGTACAAAAACAAATATCCGGCATTGATGGAATCTTTACGCGCGGGACGACAAAATGTTGTGCTTGATATAAAAGCCGCACTTTTGAAACGTGCGCTTGGTTTTGAATATGAGGAACGCAAGGGTATTAAAAAAGGTGATGGCATGGCAAACGTTGAGATTTACAAAAGATATATGCCACCTGACACAACAGCAGCAGCAATGCTTTTGCGTAACTATGACAAGAAATGGAGAGACAAGGACAATATCACATCTGATTTGAAACAACAGGAAATGGAATTGAGAAAAGCTATTGCAGAGGCAAATAACTTTGATTTGGAGTTGAATTGATGGAGTTTAGAAGCCTATCACAATTCTACACATCAACAGAATGGCGCAAATTCCGCGAAATAGTTATTGCAGAGCGTATAAATAAAAAAGACGGCATATTATATGATGAATACAGCGGAAAGCCGCTTTTGCGTTCATATGATATTATTCTGCATCACAAAATAGAATTGACCATGCAGAACGTAAACGATAGAAGCATTAGCTTGAATCCTGATAATATCATGATCGTTTCTATGAAGTCACACAACGAAATACATAATCGTTTCGGCGGGCGTGTGAAGTCATGGCAACGTAAAGTATATTATGTCTATGGCGCACCGTGTAGCGGAAAAAGTACGTTTGTACGGGAAAACATGCAAGCGGGGGATTTGATACTTGATATTGACCGCATATGGTCTGCATTGAGCGGACAGCCGGAATACATCAAACCAACAGCATTGAAAGATGTTGTATTTAACGTTAGAAATGCAGTGTTTGACAGTATAAAGACGCGTGCAGGACTATGGCAACAGGCTTTTGTTATTGAGGGCGGTGCATATCTTGGAGACAGAATGCGCCGTATTGAAACGTTAGGAGCAGAAGCAATTCACATTGACACACCGAAAGACGAGTGCATCAGGCGGCTTGCCGCCGATGATAGCAGGACGTCTGTGCAATCACAATGGGTCGAGTATATCGAACGTTGGTTCAAAGAGTATCAACCTGACGTTGCTTGATATATAAAG